ACGGGTAGCCTTAGCTACAACTCAGGTACAGGCGTTATTAGTTTTACACAAGGTAATACAGACACTGTAGCAGAAGGCACAACTAACCTATACTACACAGATGCACGTGCTACTGCAGCTGCTAAGGCTGCTATTAGTGTCACTGACGCTGGTGGTGACGGTAGCCTGACCTACTCTGCAGGTGCTATTACGTACACTGGACCTAGTGCCTCTGAGACACGTGCACACTTTAGTGCAGGTACAGGCGTAACATACTCAAGCGGTCAGTTCTCTATTGGTCAGGCTGTTGGTACATCATCCAACGTAACATTTAACAATGCTATCGTTAACGGTAATCTGACTGTGAACGGTACTACAACTACTGTTAACTCTAATGATGTAAACATTGGTGATGCAACACTGACACTTAACTCTGATGAGACAGGCACACCTAGTCAGGATGCAGGTATTACTATTGAACGTGGTACATCCGCTAATAAGTCTTTCTATTGGGATGAGTCAGAGGATGAGTGGTCTGTATTCGGTGAGCGTATTAAGGCAGGTACATTTGAGGGTGCTTTATCAGGTAATGCCTCTACAGCTACTGCACTACAGACAGCACGTATGATTAGCCTTACGGGTGATGTATCTGGATCTGTATACTTCAATGGTACATCTAACATAAGCATTAACGCTGTAGTAGCGGATGATAGTCACAACCACACTATCTCTAACATTGATGGTCTACAGACACAGCTGGATTCAATAAATGCAATGCCTTCTGGAGGCATTATTCTTTGGTCTGGCGCTGCAAATGCCATTCCCATTGGCTATGTATTGTGTGACGGAAGCAACAGCACACCTGACCTTCGCAATAGGTTTGTCGTAGGTGCTGGCAGTACTTATGCAGTCGGTGCCACTGGTGGTTCTGCGGATGCTACTGTGGTAGCCCACACGCACACATTAAATGCCGGTTCTACTAGCACCGCTTCACTAACTGGTACGTTTGATACCTCAAAGCCCAACGCTGCAACCGGGATAGTCTCTATTAATGCCACAGGTATAGGTCCAGCAGGAGATGGCTCTCAATATTCTGGCTCTAGATATACGATAGACGCATCACACAGCCACACGCTTAGTGGGTCTACTGATAGCACAGGTTCCAGCGCCACCGATGCTAACCTGCCTCCGTACTATGCGCTTTGCTACATAATGAAAACGTAAGTGCTTGACTTCTTAGTGGTAAGTTGAAAGAATAAGTAATATGACATCTATATCCTTGACACCAGACGAGCTAGAAGCTATGCTAGACAGGGCTGCAAGACGTGGAGCTAAGCAGGCTTTGTCAGCTATAGGTTTGCACGATGACAGTGCAGCCAAAGACATCAACGAAATGCGAGACCTATTAGAAGTATGGCGTGATACACGTAAAGGTATCTGGACTACATTTGTAAAGGTAACAACAATCGCAATTATAACATTCATAGCTGGTGCAGTATGGATGCAGTTAGGGAATAAGTAATTATGGCTAAGAAGTTTGCAGGGTTCACACCAGAACAGATGGGTAAGATTATACCTGAAATGCAGGGTATGCAGGCTGATGAACAAGCTGCTTACTTAGCGTCACAGCCTGGTGCTGCTGCTCGTGTCGGTAAGATGGCAGAGGTAGCGCAGAATCGTATTGGTATGGCTTATGGTGGCATGGCTACTAAGAAAGGCTATGCAGAGGGTGGCACTGTTAATCCTCTTGACACAACGAGAGAAGAGGTGTCCACAGCAAACACTGCCCTGCAGGATGCCATTAATGCACAACAAGCAGACCCTGAAAATGAAGCGTTAGTAAAAGCTGTTACAGATGCACAAACAAATGTAAACAATGCTAAACAAAAATACTCTCTTGCTTATTCTGATTATAAAACTACACAAGTTCCTACAAGCGCAGAGTTAAATGTAAAAGCTGCAACAGATCCAGGGTCGATGACCAAGACAGCTGATGTAGCTACTATATCAGAAGAGGATAAAACTGCAGGAGAGATCGCTGAAGGTACAGGAGACGTAGCTGCTACTACAGATATGGTAGTAGATACTGCAGAAACTGCAGCAGATGTTACGACACCCACTAAGACAGATGCAGTTACCTATGAGCCTCTCTCTGTAGAATCTACAACAAAAGATGTACTGGATCGTTTAGAGGCTGCTACAGGTAAGCCTAGCGCAGAAGCTTTAGTTGATGCACAATCTATGTCACCAGATAAGCTTGCTCAGCTTGGTATTTCCGCTGCACAGCTATCAGAAGCACGTAGGGTGCAGCCTGTAGATGCTCGTACTCTGCAAGAAGGGGAGATGATTGAAGGCTCTACTGTTGACATGGAGCGTGTCAAGAAAGAGACTAACTTCGCCGCTGCTACAGGTGCTCCTTCTACAGATGCTACAGTACAGGGTCAGCTTACGGGCTTGATGGAGCAGTTTGAGGGTAGTGAACCTCCTGCATGGGCTGCTGGTGCTATGAGGGCTGCAGCTGCACAGATGGCTGCACGTGGGTTGTCTGCTTCTTCTATGGCTGGTCAGGCTGCTATTCAAGCCGCCATGGAATCAGCAATGCCTATCGCTGTACAGGATGCGCAGACCTCTGCTACATTTGAGTTAACTAACCTAAGTAATAAACAACAAGCTGCTATGTTTGCTGCTGAGAAACGTGCTGAGTTTTTAGGGCTAGAGTTTAACCAAACTTCCAGGCTCGTGTAGCTAACGCTTCTAAGATCTCAGAGATTGCTAACATGAACTTCACTGCTGAACAGCAGGTTGCTCTTGAGAATGCTCGTATGGCACAGTCTGTAGACTTAGCTAACCTTAGTGCTGCTAATGCTAAAGTAATGGCTGATGCAGCTGCCATGACACAGTTAGATCTTACTAACCTAAACAACCGTCAGCAGGCGCAGGTACAAAACGCTAAGTCTTTCTTAGATATGGACATGGTTAACTTGTCTAATGAGCAACAGGCTACCATGTTTAAATCACAGAGTTTGGTTAATGCCTTGCTATCAGACCAAGCTGCTGAGAATGCTGCTAAGCAATTTAATGCTTCTAGTGAGAACCAGACTAATCAGTTCTTTACTAATCTAGCATCTCAGGTGTCTATGTTTAATAATGAGCAAAAGAATGCCATGAACCAGTTTAACTCTGGTCAAACAAATGCAGTAAATCAGTTTAATGTAAGTCAGAGAGCGGCACGAGATCAGTTTAATGCAAACAACCAGCTTATCGTAGCGCAAGCTAATGCTGCATGGTCTCAGGCAATTACTACAGCAGAAACAGCAGCGCAGAACGAAGCAAACCGTGATGCAGCAATCGCTGAAAATCAGTACACAATGACTGCATACAACAATGTAATCCAAGAAGAGCGGGATATGATTAGTTATGCTTTTAGTGCCGCTGAGAGTACTGCAGATCGTCAGGTTAGGTTACAGGTTGCAGCTATTCAAGCTGAAACAGCTGCATCGCAAATTCAAGCTCAGATTGATACAGCGGCAGGTGCAGGTTCAGGTAAGCTACTTGCTGCGTTTGCAGACAAAGCTCTGGACTGGGCATTTGGTTAAAACAGCGTTAACAGTAGGTATAATTACAATGGGTCTTTTATCACAATCACAGACAGATAACATCGTTACCATGATGTCTCGCATTAAGGAACGTGCTCTTTCTGCACAAAAACCCTCTACAGGTGATGATAGTACTAGTAAGCGTAAGGGTTTATTTGATAAGCCAACAGCAGCTGCTCCTACAACAGATGACTTTGTAGCTAATACTATTAGAAGCCTTCGCCAGAAAGCTGACATTGCTATAGAAGAACAGCCAGAGATCTATCTATCAAAGTATGATGTATCTGCTTTAACTCCAGAGGAGCCTGTGCGTCCTAGAGCTAGACCTGAAGAGCTTACAATCCCAGAGACTACNCAAACAAATAGCGACATTGAGGNAGCAATAGTAGAGGCTACAGGTTCTGAGGGTCTTATGTCTAAAAGTTCCAATATGATGGCTAGACCAGAGAACCTAGATATACCAAAGTATAAGGTGTACAAAAGCCCTAAAGAGATGTCTAAGCTAGAGATCTTAGCTCGTACCATTGAAGCAGAAGCAGCACAAGAGGGTTATGAAGGTATGATTGCGGTAGGCTCTGTAATAGCTAACCGTGCTGCAGCTGGTAAATATGGTGACGATATAGAGGGTGTAATTCTAAAGAAAGGCCAGTTCTCTCCGTGGAACTCGTGGACAGGGCACGCTAAAGGCGAACAAGGTAAAAATATGATGGCTCTTAAGCCTAGCGCAAAAGCCTATAAAGCTGCAAGTGATATTCTTACTGGAGACTATACAGACCCTACAGACGGCGCTACTCATTATGTAAACACAGCTGTTAGTCAACCTGATTGGCTACCTGATATGAAGTCTCGTAAACGTGGCACCCTTCAGATAGGAAATCACCTGTTCGGTAATGCAGATGATGACAATAGATATGATGGTAAGAACTGGATTAAGCCAAAACCAAAGGCACGTCCCTAATGTTTGGTTTACCCCTAGAACTTATCACAATGCTGTTCTCTACCGTGTTAGGTGGAGTTATGTCTATGATAGGGCAGAACGCTAAGAACAAAGCAGAGCAACAGAAGCTACTCATTGGTGGTGTAACAGAAGCACGTAACGCTGGCAAGACTGACAAGCACTTTGCGTGGACACGTAGGCTTATTGCTCTATCTGCAATCTTCTCAATTATAGTCTTGCCAAAGGCTGTCGCTGTATGGTATCCTGAGGTAAGCGTTATTGTAGGCTACACAGAAGTAGAGGGCGGCCTGTTTAACTGGATCTTTGGTGGAGATGGCACAGTAAAGTGGCAGGCAGCTAGAGGCTTCGTAATCACCCCGCTAGACACACACATCGTTTCAGCTATCGTAGGTCTCTACTTTGGCGCAGGTTTCACTAAGTAAGGTATTATCATGGCAAAGCCAACACTATTTGAGGGACCAATCCCCGGTCAGTCTTTAACTACGGAACCTAAGAATGTACCTTGGGAGCAACCGCCTAAGTATGCAGATCCTATGGATGCTCTTGAGATGTACATGGAGCGTCTTGCTGATCCTGAATCTCAGGATGAGTTAATTGACATGCTGGATATAGGAATCCCCATTAGTATTGTCGTGGATACAATGCTTTCTGGTGGTGTTATGGATGGTCTGCATTCAGTAGACACTAAGCTACTACTAAAAGGTGTAATTGCTACACAGATCCAAACCATTGCAGAGGTTGTTGGCGTTGATTACAAACTCACTATGGCAGACTATGTTAACATGGATGCTAAGAAAGAAGAGCGTATGCGTCAGAAGCTGGCAACTAAGCTAGAACTGGAGATCGCCAAAGGTGAAGCAGATGATCCTGGCGTACAAATGCAGCAAGACGTATTAGAGTCTATGCAATCTGACGAACCTATGGAAGAAGAGCCTGTAGAAATGGCGGAAGAAACTATGGAAGAGATGCCTGCCGCACCTGCAGGTCTTATGGCGAAGGAAGTTTAATTATGGCAAGTGCATTTCAGGCAGGTATGATTGGCGGCTTTGCCGATACGTTTGTACAAAAGATCCAAGACCGTACAGATAAAGCAGAAAAATACGAAGATATGATGATTGCTTCTGCCAAGGCTAATGCGCCTAAGTANGCAGAAACTACAGCTGCGTATAAAGCTACCGTGTCTCAGGCTCGACAACTAAAAGATTCTTTTGGTTTTACNGACTCTGAGATTGTAGCTATGGCTAGTAAGTACGATCTAAACGCAATTCACAAAACCCTCATGGAGCAGAAGATGGCTGCAGAGGCTAATGCAAGTGAATTAGGCTTTGATAAAAGTACTATACTTGGCTCTCTCAATATGGCATCTAGTATAACTATGCCCAAAGGTATGACACTTGAGTCTGGCTTGAGAAACATCCTCTTTAATACAACTCAGAACCTTAACGCCAGCAATAACCCTAAGTCTGAAGTTAACAAGCGTGGTGCTTTTGGTAAAGCTATGGCTGACTTCTTAGCGTTAAACCCACGAGCCTCTGCAGAAGAGCAGCTTAAGAGTATGCAGTATGCAGGCTTTAGCATGGATGAGTTACGTAACTTTAATGCTTCAGCAGGACGTGGTGATATATTCCCTGAGGTTACAGCTGGACCCCTAGCATTACCTGACCAAGACTATAAGTCATCTGATTTTGGTAGTACACAGGATAAAACTCGTAGGACATTTGCTGCAAAATTTAAGGTATTAAATGAGGACGGAACAGATGTTGACGCTTCACTAGCTAAAAACTTACAAAGCTCTAGTGGCGTAGTAGATATATTCAAAGACATTGAGACTGCTTCAGAGTATATGGCTTTTCTTGAGAGCAATATAGCCTTTAAGGGTTACGGGGCTGGCTTTGGTAACGAATTAAAACGTACAGGCGCTCTGTCTAGGATAATGCGTTCTATTCAAACTCCAGAGGAGCTAAAGGCTTTTGTAGCGGCGGAAAGAGATGGACGCTTTACAAAGCTTATTATTGAAACTGATGGTACGTTTACTGATACACAATTTGAAGCCGTACTAAATGGTGAGCCTATTCCAGGAGTAGAACCTGAAGAAGGGACATCTGTAGCTGCAGCTGGTACTGACCCTGTAACTGAAACCTCTACTGCCGCTGCAGCCTCTGGACCCGCTTCTCTGAGCTCAGATGCTGCTATTAATAAAAAGGTAGCAGAGCTTACTGGTGGTACTGCTGGTGCCACTGATTTATCTGACATTGGCATGGACCGCCGTGAAGCTGCTTACGAGGATGACTCTGTACCTAGCTTGGATTTATCTGACATTGGCATGGATCGCCGTGAAGCGGCTTACGAAGATGATACAATAGAACCTCTTGTAAAAAGTATTGCTGCTGGTGCTTCTACAAGAGAGTGGATCTTAGGCTCTAGTGAAGACTTAAACACTTCCGTAACATCTAACGCTTTTAGATTGTCGGCTGCTGTAGAAAGCGGTATGGCTACTGCTATAGACTTCCTCACAGGTATTGTAGGAGGGACCGAGGAAACACGTATGAGTAAAGCACTGAAGAGTTCCTCTAAGTACCAGGCAGAACAAGCCGCTGAAGTAGCTGCTAAGGGTTTCACTGAGTACTGGACTAGTGACATAGGTGAAGATGACAGCTTTAAACCCGAGTTCCCTGGAGACGTACCTGAAGAGGTTGTAAAGGAGGTAGAGGGTTCATACCTAGATGCTATTATGGATATGCTAGGCATGGGTGAGTCCTCAGAAACTAGGATGGTAAATGGTAAGCCAATGACTGACGCTGAAGTACTTGCAGCAGCTAGGGCGCAGCTGGATGAGGCGGCTAATGCACGTATTGACGCTGGTACAAACATCATTGAACAGAGTAGAGAAGAGTTTACTCCAGAGTTCCCTGGAGATGTACCCGATAACTTAGAGAACGCCACAACAGAGTCTATCTCAAAAGCATTAAGTTTCTTAACTGAACTGCCAGATGCGATGCACCAGGCTCTGTTTGACGCTCAGGATAAAATAAATACCTCTATAGCAGCCTTCTTTGAGGAATCCTTAGAGGAGCGTATTATGAAGAATGAAGGACAGAGAAATAGGGTTGTAGCTTTACAAGCTCTTAAGGATAAGATCTCTGACCTACGTAAAAAGGCTGAAGTAGAGCAAACTGTAGAGCCTGAACCTTTAGTGACTAGGCCTAAGAAACCCCTTAAGCCTAAAGGTATGACAGCAAGCGATAAAGCTAGACTTAAGAGAGCACAGAAAGCTCGTGAATTAGGCAAAGACACTGGACTGCTGGAGATGCTAGTCGAGAAATATGGCATAGCTCTAGTGCAAAAAGAAATGGGTTTGTGATATAGTACAGGAACACACCAATAACCTATCTATAAAACGCTAATCGGAGCAACCATGGACTATTATACAGCAGAAAACATGAAGGATAAAAAGGTATCCGATCTGAAAAACGATCCTGCCTTCCTTACAGATGCTTTAACTTTCTTAAAGAGTAAACGCAAGGGTTTTACGGACGAAGACATTCAAGATCTTTCAGCTGATGATGTCGTAGACGAAGTACTAGAACATTTTCGTATGAGTACAGCCAACGAAATTACTATGGCTAAAGACTACTACTACGTTAGTGATGATAAAGTAGATGAAAAAGAACGTCAGGCTTATGGGCGCTTGCTATTTACATTTGATAACTCAAAAGGAGAGGGTATGCTTGACCGTGGTGGTGAAGCTATCTTTGACTATACTAAAGGCTTTCTTCGTGCCCCCTCTACGTATGCTTCTATTGCTGCAGGTGCTTTTACAGGTGGTGCTGGCGGGGCTGCTGTACAAGCGACTAAGCAAGGCGCTCTTATAGCCACACGTAAAGTGGCTAATAGACTAATAGGACGTGCTGCTTTTGCAGGTGCAGTGGATGGTAGTATTGCTGCAGGGTCTCAGCTTGGCCTAGAGCGCATTAAACAGACTGCAGGTAAAGAGATTGACGAAGAGTACGATGTCAACATGGGTAACGTTGCCTTAGCAGGGGCTATTGGTGGAGTAGCTGGGGGTCTTGGTTATGCCATTCCTGCATTCAACCGTAATAAAGTAGCTGGTAGGCTCGTAGAAACTTTAGATGAAGGCAGACAGGCTAATGTAGCTGCACTGCAAGAGGCTAAGGCTGCTACGGAAGACACCATCAAGAAGGCTCTGTCTACGGCTGAAGGCAAAAAGCGTATGACCTTTACTACTGATAGGCTGCTTAAGGCTATTGATCCTGCACTTGTAAAAGAGGGTATGGAAGCCAAGCACGACATTCTTAGTGATACACTTCCTGATGGTCTAATCGGTGGATTGGATCGTGATACTATACGGAGACTTACAGCCGCTTCTTTTGATCTTACTAAGAAACTAGGCATTAAGCCAGAGTCAGGTCAGCGTATAACAGAAGTACTTGCTAAGACTATAGGTGAAGACGGTAGTAGCGATGCTTTTGAAGAAGTAGCTAAAAAGTATAACTTAAGTAACAGACAGCTATCCGCTGTATATGCTGCAGAGGTATCAGAAGCGGCTAAGATCTTGGCTGACCAATCTAAGCTTGTTCGTAAAGGCGGTGCTAAGCTTGTAGGTGCTGTCGATGGTAAGAAGTTTGCGGATGACATAGAGCGTTTGTATAATGCAGGTATGTCTAGTGTTGATCCTTCTGAAGCTAAACGTGCACTAGACTCTGGTGCTGAAGCGGGACATGGCATTGCAGGTAGGGCTTGGCGTGGCTTTAAAGAGATTGAATCTGCTAGACGTGCTTTGATGACTTCTCAGGTTGCTACAACTATGCGAAACAATATCTTTGGTGCAGCTATGACAACCATTGATATGCTGGATCAAGTGAACACAGGTATCGGTCAGATGCTAAGAGGGCGTTTTTCTCAGGGTATCTCTACTATGAAAGGCACTGTTGACACCTTTTTATATCTTACGAAAGACAACGCTGTAGCAGAAGCACTCATTAAGACGTTACAACAAGACGCACCCGAAACATTGTCTCGTGTATTTCAAGATGCTGCCATGGCTGAGAGCGCTCTTGTGTCAAACTCATGGCTTGCTAGAACAGGTAAAGCTTTTAACACGCTTAACACTATCTCTGACCACACATTTAAGAAAGCTGTTATTGCAGGTAACTTAGATAGGCAATTTAAAGCTAAAGGCAGTAGCCTTATGGAGGAGATGAAAGCTGGGCGCTTAAGTAACATATCAAATGAAATGCTCAATGATGCTTTAGATGAGAGCTTGGCTTTCACCTTTCAACGTAAATTTGGTGGTAAAGGTTCTTCTGCAGAGAGCAAGGCAACTAAGGAGCTTGTAGATCTCATTAACAAGTCAGGCCTCACCGTACTGATACCCTTCCCTCGTTATATGGCATCACAGGCTAAGTTTATTAGTGACTATACAGGTCTTACTCTTATTAGGCGCTTGGCGACAGGCCGTTCTATAGCAGATGAAGAGTTTGGCAAGGCTATGACCGGGGCTGCAGCATTTGGTGCTTTATATCAAGTACAGAAAGATAACATTGCTAATAATCTTGAGTGGTTCCAGGCACAGACGGATGATGGTCAAACCTATAATGCTCAGGCCGCTCTTGGCCCTGGTGCATTCCATGCGTATACAGCTAACCTAGCTGCACGTGTCATGGCGGGACAAGAAGTTAAAAGTAATGCAGAGATCAAAAAAGACATTGCTAAGATTGCGATTGGTACAGAGTTTCGTCCATCAGGGACAGCAGTAGACAAGGTTATACGTGCAGTTGAATCTGGTGATACTAAACCTCTGTGGGACTTAGTAGGTAATTATTTTAGTGCCTTTACTTATCCAGCAGCTGTAGTTAAGGACTTCTACGGACAATTTGACCCTCGTTCTTCTTACTTTCCTGAAACACGAGATGCTACTGTGAGTATGCTTAACTTAGGTTTGTTTGAGATGCCTATGTCTTCTTTTCAGAGAGTAACTAGACAGCTTCCAGACTTTAATGCACGAACCATTGCCAACACTCTTAAAGAGATGTCTGGTATTGATATTGACCCTAAGAAAGCGGAAGGCTTACTTAAGTTCTTTAACACCTCCACAAAGGCTGTCTTTCAGACACAGTTTAAGGGTAATGAAGACGAGGGCTATGACGCTGTTCGTATGGACATCTTTGGTGAAGGCCCATTACGTATAACTAACCCTGCAATTAAACAGATCATTGGTCTTGTGGGTGAGCCTCGTATGAACCCTTTAAAGCAAGAGTTTGTACGTTTGCAGATTGACCCTTTTACCGTGTACAACCCTTATCGTGAGAAGAACCCTGTGGTTGCTGTGTTGACAGAGCAGTTACTACAAGGACACTTGTATGACAACATGATGAAGGTGATTGAATCTCCTATGTATAAAAATGCTACACCTGCACAGCAGAAACAGCTTCTGGTTGGTGGCAACGCAACGACAGATTCTTTAGAAGGGTTCAGTGGCATTAAGGATTATATTGCTGCAGAACGTAAGTATGCTAAAGAGTTGCTACAACAAATGGCAACAGATGAGAAGTACACAGGGGATTATTTTAACTGGACAAGAGGCAGACTAAAGGCACTGTCTAGTAATGATCGAAAAGCAAGAGATGTTATGTTTGCAGTCTTTGCAGAAGGTACTCGCTGGGAAGGTAAAACCCTAGAGGAGCATATTGAGGAAACAAATGCTATACCTGATGAAGAGATGAACCGTGATGAAAAGGATATTAGAATTACTGGTTTAATAAATTACTATCTTAAACTGTAACGAGAGAGGGGAGCCACTAAGCTCCCCTTTTCTTTATTGTACTCCGTGCTTCTTAACACAGTGTCTTGCCCATAATACCGTAGCTATAAGATGCTCTAGTGCTTTGTTCCTCTCGTCACTCTGCCATAGATTACTCTTGATATGCTTCTCTAATGCTTCAGCATGTTGAGCTAACTCATCATAGAACTTGATACGTGTACCTTCTACGTGTGCTTTCGCTTCTTGTTCTAACTTCATTTAGATACTTCTTTCTGACTCAAACGTGTATAGGCTCTTTATGATAGTAGCCTTTGTATCTTCACAGACAGAGGCGTTCTTACTCAGGTTCTCCTCTGCAGGTATGACTTGTAAGTTACCACTCCAGTGAGGCCCACCATCATTGAGAGGCCACATATGATCTACGTGGTGCTGTACTCCTGTGGCTTCACTTAGTATGCTACGCAGCTTGTATATTTCTACTAAGCGTTTCTTCTCATGAGGGCAGTCACGTAGGTGTACGGGTATTAGATTACGTTTTCTTGCCCTATGTTTAGCATTACGAGCTATTACTGCTTCCTTATTAGCTTTCTGATAAGCTTTCTTATAAGCTAATATCTTCTCCCTATTAGCTTTCTGATAAGCTTTCTTATAAGCTAATATCTTCTCCCTATTAGCTTCATACCAAGCTTTATTACTAGCACTTATTGCCTCTTTATTAGCTTCACGGTAAGTTTTATGGTTAGCTAGTGCCTCTTCCCTATTAGCTTCATACCAAGCTTTACTTTTAGCCAGTTCCTTTTCCCTATTAGCTTCATACCTAGCTTTACGGTTAGCAGCTAACTTCTCTTTATTAGCTTCTCTATAAGCTCTATCGTAAGCAGCTCTCTCTTCCTTGCTCTGAGCCATCACAACCCTTCCTTCATAAATACTTTGACCCACTCAGCGCAGATACCACTACGCACAATGTCATCAACGCCAAACTCTACCACAGGAACATCAAGCATATACTTCTTAGCGAGATGAATGATCTTAGCTAGACCAGACGTACCCTTTAAGTCAGACTGCTGGATGTCACCATTGAGTACAATAGTACTGCCTTCACCCACACGAGTCAACAGCATCTTGATCTCTGACACATCTATGTTCTGCGCTTCATCAACGATAATGAAAGCATCATCAAAGCTACGCCCACGCATCAACGCTAGTGTAGCTACTTCAATGTTACCGTTCTTAAGTCCTGTATCAACAGCACCACGCCCCAAGTGTTTCACCAGTACGTCAAGCACAGGCAACGCCCACGGTTGTGCCTTCTCTTCTAGGGTACCTGGCAGGAACCCAATGTCTTTACCTACAGCTACGTGAGGGCGTGTAATGACAATCTTGTCAATCTCTTTGAGTGTGTACAAGTCTGCTGCACATGTAGCCGTAACGTAAGTCTTACCAGTACCAGCAGGGCCAAGGATAAGCACCTGCTTGCTGTTAGTGATAGCGTCAATGAGCTTACCTTGGTTCTCTGTCTTAGGTAGAATACCAGAGGTAGGCTTAGCAGCAGCACCCTTGTAGTTTGTCTTGCGCCGTGTACGTGTTGGTTTAGCTAGTGGTTCAATGTTGTTCATAGTGAGCCTTTAAGTAGTTAATTGCTTTTTCTAGGCCTTCTACTGTATCTCCCAAACTGCCTATTCCTGTATTACAAGCTCTACAAAGCCAGCCCCTGAAAGCGTGAGTAATGTGATCGTGATCCATATGAGCACTAGACGGTTTTGTTACAGATCCACAGCACTTACAATTAAAGTCATGAACAGGTTTAGGTGGCGCATTCTTTTGGGCAAGCTTTCTACTTTCTGTATAGGCTTTACTGCAGCTGTTGCAATAACGAAGAACGCCTGTGTACTTAGGAGCGTGTTTCTTTCTAGGCTGTGTTTCCCAGATAACTGCTGCTTCTCTAAATTGTGAGTAAGGTTTATCGGTATTACACTTTCGGCAAAGCATAGTGCCAGATTCAACGGACTCTTCTGCTGCTTCTGGAAATAGATCTAACTGCATTACGCATCCTTTCATGTAGCCCGAACATAATTTATGTTTATTACGTATCTAGCCTTTTGATCTGTTGTTGTAGAGCCTGTATGGTATTCCTCTGAGTTAAACGTAACCAGCCTGTTAGCTACAGATTTAATCTTCTCATTAGTGCTCTTTAATAAAGTATAGCCGTTGTTTGTGTTAAGATAAAAGACAGCTGTATTAGCTTTTATGTCCTCAGGCCAGCCTCTAAGATCTTGGTGCATCCCATGTTCATGTATAGTAGCTCCTGCATAAGGATTACAGTTTATCTTACATGTTAAGATAGAGGAAGCATTCATAGCCCCGAATAGAGGTTTTAGTAATGAGAAGTAGTTGCTCTCCATTGTATCCCTACGATATACAGGATGATAAAACTGATAGTTCAGCAGTGTATCTTTCTCCTCCATAGTAACAGCAGGAGTGAAGCACCAAGGAAACGTACTTCCCATAATTATATCTGCTATCATATAAAAGGTATCGTCAGGTAATAGATTGTCTTCTATACTAACAGTCATTAAACATTCTCCGGTACATCCGCACAAACATAAACTATCCTTGACTTACGTAGTGTCTTAGGTGGTAGTTCATCTATGAGCATATTCATTACATCTATAGCAGTATCTTCACATTCTGAGTAAGAGCGATACAGATCAGGAGAAGCCCTAACTATAGGCTCCTCCCCTGCCAAGAAAGCAATCATAACTAAAGTAAACATTATTCCTGTACCGTATCTGAATCTTCGCCAGACACAATCTCTGTTACTTTAGGTTCTACATAATCGTATGCTTTACCTGCTACGTCTGTTGTTACTTCTACTGCTGCTACAGCCAAGAAAAACATTACAAAAAACTCAACCATCTAAACGTTCCTTTAGTTCTGTGTAGCCACCAACATGGCGGCCTTCGTTATCCCAGATTTGAGGTACAGTAGTCATACCCGCTTCTTTCATGAGTGTCAATAGCCACTTACTGCTAGGGGAGCTTAGAGAATAGGCCGTGAAGCCTACCCTCTTTTCTCGTAGCAGGTGCTTTGCTTTAGTGCAAAACTTACAGTTATCTGTTCCTACCACTGTATAGCTCATACTAGATCCACGATCTCACAGCTATCACCAGAGCAGGCCATAGTCTGCATGGACACTGTGTTATCTTCACTCTCGTAGTCGTTAAGCTCTTCCCAGTCAATGCTGTCTGGCATAAGTGCAAGCATCTCTTGATACTCTTCCTTAGTGCAGTCCTGATAAGGCGCTTGCTGGTAAGTATGATCGGAATGTGGCAGGAATGATACACCTGACATCTCGTCAAAGTGTTCATACACAAATGCCCCCACAGACATCCACTCAGAATCCCGAACTGAGATAGTTACACTTGGCTTATGTTCGCACCAGTGTCGCTGATAGGTGAGCCACAACTCAAGCTGCTCTACAGCAGTCATATCATTACGTGTGACAGCCTGCTCAGGAGACTTGACAGGGAAGCTAAACACTACAGTAGAGTCAGGCTTCATGACGCAAGGCTCATTAGGAATACCCTGGTCAATCATAAACTGTGTCAGAGGGTCTTTGCTGTCACCACGCACAGTGCGAATATAATAGGGGCTGTGACGAGCATGAATACCAGAAGCAGAGTCAACCAGCTGTGATACCGTACCGGAAGGTTTAACGCAGCTGATACTAGCAGAAGCAGGGATGCCAAGCAACTCAGCCCACTCAGCGTTAGTAGCCACAGCAATGGATCGTAAATGCTCAAGTGTCTTCTCCAGTCCTCTGTTCTTGTTTGTCATAAGAGGGTTGTCCATGATGCCTGTCATAGACACACCAAGCAAACGCTCTTCTGCTGTGTTGTTCTGCCAGACCTTACGCAGATAGGGGAACTTAATCATGGTAGACTGGATCGTACCTAAGATGGTAGCCAGCTTAACCTTACGCTCAAGATCCTCAATAGTATCAGTAGCACGTACTACGCACTCCGTTAGGTTGCAAAACTGATATGGGCGTAAAATGATTTCAGAACAAGGGTTTGTACCGAACTCATGGTTAGGATCACGCCGCCCAAACTTAGCTGCTTGCTTCTTGGATGCCTCACGATTGAAGATACCACGCTCACCAGACTTAGACTCAACCAGTGCAAGCCACTCACGCATGAATGTTTCCATGTCTGGCTTCTCAGTGTACGATACAGAGTTGTTAGCCAGGGCACGATGACCAGCAGTTTCCCACCACTGTCCTGACTTAGCGTGACGCATACGGTCATCACTCAGGTTAGACAAAGAGATCATAGCTGAACGTCTCACACCACCTACAACAACGATCTGACCAATGAAGCACATCAAGTCGTGACACTCCATAGAGCTAAGCTTGCGTCCTTGTGCCGCCTTGAAGGTAGACACAGCAAAGTTAAATAGTTCTACGAGTGGCGCTGGGCCTGACGCTCTACCGCCAAA